TCGCGGAACGCGAGCTCACCGATGCGGAGGTGCTTGGTATCCTCACCGCGGCCGGCGAGTCACACACCGGCGCCATGATCGCGCTCGTGCCACGAGTCGTCGACGCCGAGCGACTGGCCGTCGACGGCGGTGAGGATGAAGAACAGCTGCACCTAACGCTCGCGTTCCTCGGTGCAGCCAGCACGGTGCCACCCGCCGCACGCGGTGAGATTATCAAGCAACTGCTGCACCACGCGGTCGACGTTCCGGTCACCGGCAGCGCGTTCGCCGTCGCCGAGTTCAACCCGCAGGGTGACGAGCCGTGCGTCGTGCTAATAGTCGGCGATGACACCGGCGCGCTCGAGGAGCTCCAGTGGAGCGTGTGTGAGACACTCGGTGCGGTACGCGACGACGGTTGGGTGATGCCCGAGCAGCGCTCGCCGTGGATCCCGCACGTCACCCTGCTCTACGCGGAGGGCGGCGACGTGGACGTGGAGTCGCTGGCCGAGCTCACCGGTCCGATCATCTTCGACCGGATCCGCGTCGCGTTCTCTGACGAGGTGGTCGACATCCCACTCGGCGAGATCTCCTCCTAGTGCTACCCTAGCGACCAGCGGGTGGAGGAGGTGCGCCGTGCCGTGGGACGTCGAGAAGCGCGGCGATAAGTGGTGCGTCGTGAAGGCCGCCGACTCGTCCACCGTCGCGTGTCACGACAGCGAGTCGTCCGCCGAGGCGCAGGTACGCGCCCTCTACGCGAACGCGAACACCACCGAGATCGAGGTGTACGAGCTCTCGCTCGCGGTCGCACCCGGCGGTCGTGGTCTGCTTAAGTACTGGACGCGTGGCGAGGGTGCCGTCAAGATCCGGTGGGGCACCGACGGCGCGATGGGTCGCTGCATCCGGCACCTGAGTAAGCATCCTTCCATAACGGATCCGGGCGGACTCTGCGCCGAGTATCACAAGGCCGCGACCGGCGAGTGGCCCCGAGGAGGAACCGTGCCCAGTGAGCTCGACGGCGAGACGTTTACGACGCAGACCGAGGACACGCTCGGCTTCACCGTCGACGAGACCGGCGCCTGGGAAGGCACGCTGATCGTCGAGGGCATCGAGTCGGGTGACGGCCGCGAGTTCGCGCACAACTCTCTCGACTGGGATGACCCGGCCAGCGGTAACATGCCGCTCGACTGGCAGTACGAGTACAGTCACGGCGGCACCAACGACAAGACGACACGCGTGGGCACCATCCACGAGGTGTGGCGTGAGGGACCCGTGATGTTGCCGGGGCACCCCGAACCGGTCATGCTCGTCAACGGACGCGGTACGCTCGACCTCGGCGGTCCGCCCGACGATCACGCGCACGAGGCGTTCCGACGCATGTCCGAGAAGCCGACGCCGCGACTCACCGGCGTCTCGGGTATGGTCGACTCGACCAAGGACGCGTTCGTTGAGGAGATCTACCCGGAGCAGCCGCAGACCGAAGGACTCGAGGGTGACGTCGTGTCCTTGGTCTTCGGCAAGCCCGAGAAGACCATCTACCACAAGGGACGACTGCGCGGCGCGACACTCGTCGAGTACCCGGCGTTCACCGAGTCGCGGATCTACCTACGCAGCGAGAGTCCACCGGCCAGCGGGGTGGGTAGCCCGCCCGAGTCGACGCGTTCGCCCGCCTACGCACTCAGCGAGCAGCACTTCATCGAGTTGTCTGACGGACCGTGGAACGCACCGCTTCACGCGTCGCGGTTGCCGCGTGACCTCAAGTTGACCAGCGCGCTGCGCGCGTTCGCGACCGTTAACTGGCACACCAGCGGCATGACGTCGCGCGACGACTGCGCGCTGCTGCACCACGAGGTGGACGAGAACGGCGTCGCCGGTCCGGCCAACGTCACCGGCGTTACCGCGGCGCTGCGTGCGCTGGATCTAATGCGGCTACCCGCCGAGCGCGTCGAGCGGGCGCGCGCCCACCTACAGCGACACCTGGAGGCCGCCGGCATGGCACCGACACCCCCCGCCGAGCCGCTGACCGCCGCGGCTCACGTCATCACGATCTCGGACGTGCCGCCGGCCGAGTGGTTCGCCGAACCGCTGGATGTCCAGCAACACGGCGCGCTCACCGTCACCGACCAGGGTCGCGTGTACGGCTGGCTCGCGCCGGCCAACGTCGCCCACCGGTCGTTCGCCGACCGCAGGGTGTACGCGCCGCGGAACGTCGACTACCGGCGGTTCCTCGGAGGCGAGACCATCGTCGCCGGCGGAGGACGCGTGGTCACCGGACCGATCACCATGGAGTGCGGCCACGCCAACCCGCACGACCCGCGACGCGCCGACCTGAACTGGGCGCCCGACCACTACCACAACACGTGCTCGATCGTGGCGCGCGTCAACGTCGGCGAGTCGGAGCGTGGCACGTGGGTGGCCGGCGCGTTGGTGGCCGGCGTCACCGCCGAGCAGATCACGAAGATGATGACGTGCCGGCTCTCCGGTGACTGGCAGCCAATCCGCGATCAGCCGGGACGCCGCGAGCTCGTGGCCGCACTGCTCGTACCCGTGCCGGGTTTCCCGCTGGCTCGGAGCGCCCCGACCGTTCAGGTGGACAACGGTGAGCTCGTCGCGGCGTCCGTGCCGGTGCGCGTCGTTCACGCCGACGCGGACGTCGACTTCGAGCTGCAGCGGTCGCGCGTCGAGCGTAACGCGTTCGACGTCGTCGTCGCCAGCCTACAGCGACGGCTCGGTCGCACACCGGCCGACCGCGTGGCGGCGTTGAAGTCACGGGTGCACTCGACCGCGACGCTGGACGTGGGAGATGATGCCAGCTTTCGCTTCCGTAAAAACCAGAAGCGAAACCCCGCCACCGGCAAGTGGGTAGATGACAGCGTGGGTGACGGTGGTCACGGTCGCGGCCGCATCTCAAGCGTCCCGAACATCGGAGATGGCGGCGACGTGGACTACGTCGACTTCCCGGTCGAAGGTCCCACGCGTTCGGGGAATCGGAAACGACTGCATCAGCTTCAGGCGCAGGCCGAGGATCAGGGTCTCGATGAGGATGAGGCGCGTGAACTTCGGACACTCGAGAGACTACTCTCAGATGAGATGGATGAGGAGACGCGTCGGCGTCGCCGAAACGCACTGGAGGAGTGAACAATGGCTTGCGGTTGCGGTAAGACGAAGGAGGCGGTGACCTCGGCGCAGCTCACGGAGCCGGTAGACACGTCGACGATCGCACCGGTTACGCAGACCATGCGAGAGCGTCGCGCGGCCGAGTTGTCCAGCGTCCGGGCGGCCATCGCCAACTCGCGCGGCTAAATCTCACCACGGTTTCGTTTGACAGTCGGCCCGGTACCTCCGTATGCTGGTACCGGGCCGATCCTTGTCACTACGAAGCAGATGCGATAGGTGGCACGCCGTGGCAAAGAACAAGGGGCCGGTCCAGCCTCCCGAGGACTACACCGCGCTGAGTGACGAGGAACTCGCGACGTTCGAGACGGACGCCACCGCCGAGTTTGACGAGGTCACCGGCGATCCGAACATCAACGCGGACGGACTGGCGCGCGCAACCGAGCTGGCCGACATGGTCGACACGGTTCGCGGCGAGAACGCACGCCGTATCCAGGAACGCGCGGACATCGCCGCCGGTCGCGAGGCCCTCATGGCCCGGGTGCACGTTCAGCCCGAGGAGCCCGAGGACGGCGAGGGTGACGGAGACGCCGAGGGCGGCGAGGGTGACAATGAGGGCGCCGGCGAGGGTACTCCGGCGCCGGCGGTCGCGGTGGTCGCCGGCGGCGCGACGACCCAGCCGGCGCGGCGTGCGACTCGCAAGCTGAATTTGTCACTCGCGGACGCGCAGACGCACGCGCCGAAGATCAAGGCGCCGCGCACCGAGCCGGTGCTCGTGGCCTCCGCCGACATCCCGGGTTTCACCACGGGCGGTAGGCTGGACGGCATGGACTCGCTGGTCGCCGCGATGACGGCGCGCGCCCGCGCGTTGCCGATCGCGGCGGTGCGGGGTGCCGATGAGGACTGGGAGCGCGCGACGCGCTACCCGATCGCGGCGCTCGAGCGTCAGTTCCGGTACACCCTCGGCCCGGATGCGACACCTGAGCAGATCAATGACGTGCTCACCGCGGCCACGGACCCGGAGGCGCTGGTCGCCGCGGGTGGCTGGTGCGCGCCGAGTGAGATCTCGTATGACTTCTACAACATCGTCTGTGAAGACGGCATGATCGACCTTCCGACGATCGGCATCAACCGGGGTGGCATTCGCTTCCCAGTGTCGGCCTCGTTCGGTGACCTGGTCGGTAACGCGGCGATGTGGTCGTGGACCGAACTGCAGGATGTCGCGGCCGTCACCGGCACCGGCGCCGGCACCAAGACCTGCGCACGGGTACCGTGTCCGTCCTTCCTCGAGGAACGTCTCGAGTGTGACGGCATCTGTCTCACCGTCGGTAACCTGACGGAGGATGCGTTCCCCGAGTTGATCGCGAATCACACCAAGTTGCTGTTCGCGGCACACGCGCACAAGATGAACGGTCGGTACATCGCGAAGTTGCTCACGGCCAGCGGTACGGCGATCACCGGCATGGGTGCCGCGGGATCCGGCCTCGTCGCGCCGGTGCTCGGTGCGATCTCACTCGCCGCGATCGACTACCGTGAGAAGTACGCGATGTGCGAAGACGCGATCCTCGAGGTTATCCTCCCCCGTTGGGTGCGCGCCGCGATGCGGTCTGACCTGCGGAAGCGAGGCGGTGACTTCCGGTATCTTACGGTCGCCGACGCCGCGCTCATGGACATGTTCGACGTCGAGAACGTTCGCGTTCAGTGGGTTAATGACTGGCAGGTGCGGGCCTCCGGGTTCCCGGGTCAGTCGACGCCGATCGTGGTCTGGCCGCTCACCGTCCAGTTCATGATCTACGCGCCGGGTACGTTCGTACTCGGCCGGGGACTGCGACTCAACCTCGGTGTCATCCGTGATTCGGTGCTCAACGCCACCAACGACCACACGGCCGAGTGGCAGGAGGAGTGCTGGTTGATCGCGAAGATGGGTCACGAGTCCCGGCTGTACACCGTGCCGATCTGCCCGGATGGCACCACCGGTGCCGCGGACCTCACCGCCTGCGGCGTGTAAGCGCCCACCGTGGCGATCGACTTCGACGGCGGGAGGTGAGGACACATGGTCAACGCACGACTGGAGGTCCCACCTCCCGGGTTCACACCACTTCCGTTCGGCCTGTTCTCGGCGATCGACTTTCGTGTCGACTCTGATCCACACTGGCGGCTCGGTGTCGACTATGAGCCGCTGTGCTCGACGTCCGGCGCCGTTACCGGTCTGACGTACGAAGGTTGCTTCTCGGTTACCGGCACGGGTGGACCACCGCCTCCCCCGCCCACCAAGGGCAGCACAGGTGATAAGACATTTCGTGGCGCCACCGCGTTCTCGCCGTACTCGCTGATCGATTGCTCGGCGCCGGGTTTCTGGGATGAGGCCGAGGAAAACGCACTCCGGCTCATCGGCCGCACCGAGCAGCGACAGGTGGAACGTGCGTTCTGGACCGGTGTGGCCGGACTGCAACCCGTCGTGTACCCACACCTCGCCGCAAACACGGCGCTCGTAGAGGGCATGGTGACGTTGCAGACGGCGGCCGTCACGGTCACCGGCGGCGTCGTTGACGTCGTCGAGGGCATCGGCCTACTCGAGGAACGACTCGCCACTTGCTACGACGGTGTCGGCGTCATTCACGTGCCGATGTCGGTGACTCCCCCGCTCGCCGAGGCGATGCAACTACGCCAGATAGGCGGGAAGCTGTTCACGTGGAACGGAAACCAGGTGGTCGCCGGTTCGGGGTATCCGGGCACGGCGCCCGATGGCACCGCACCACCGAACGGTACCCGCTGGATCTACGCCACCGGCGCGCTCTTCGGTTACCGATCGGCGGTGAAGTTGATCGGCACCAACGGTGAGATCCTGACTCGCTCGAACAACACGGTGACCGCCATCGCTGAGCGAACGTACGTCATCGGGTGGGAGTGCTGTCACTTCGCGATACCGGTATCCATAGGTGGCCTCGGGGCCGGCGCACCCGGCGTACCGGGCTAGGGAGAGTGAGACATGGTCGCCGAGTGCGTGAATGCCATCCACGGCGAGGTGGTGCGTCTCGTCAAGCTGGACGTCTGCGGCAACCCGGTCACCGGCGCATCCAGCGCCGTCGTGGTTACCGACGGCTTCATTCGTATTACCCCGTCACCGCAGTATCTCGACGGACAGGAGCACCAGCAGGTCAAGGCCAACGGCCAGCTGTGTAACTACAAGCGTGACAAGCCGCAGCTGACCCGGGTCGAACTGCTCATCGACTGGTGCGTGCTCGATCCCGACGCCATCGTCATCGTCACCGGCGACACGCTGATCGCCAACGCGGGCACGACCGGCACCGGCGTCGCCTTCGGCGAGGGCCTGGTTACCGCGCGGTACTCGCTCGAGACGTGGCAGCAGGTCACCGGCCCCAACGCGTGTGACCCGACGACCGGACTCCAGCGGTACGTCTACTGGGCGTTCATGAACGTGGGCAACGGCAAGGTGAACCAGTTCACCTTCGAGAACGCGCCGTTCGAGTTCCACACCACCGGTGAGACCGAGAAGATCGGGCCGCTGTGGGGTAACGGTCCCGGTTCGGCCGGTCCGTGGATTCCGAGTGCGATCACCAACCTCACGAAGCATTACCTCTACAACGTCACCACCACCCCGCCGCCGGTCTCGGCGTGTGGCGCCGTGGTGCTCGCGTAAGGACTCGCCCACCGTGTCGGCGACGGGATACACGTCCGAGTTCCCGGCGCACGATCACGACGGCGCGGACATCGTCTCGGGTACCGTGGTGTATCCGCGACTCGATCAGGACGTCGCGTTCGCGGACACCGTGTTCCTCAATCGGCCGAACAACGGCGGCATCGAGGGTGCCGATCTCTTCCAATTTCGCTACGACGGCCAACGGGGTGGATACCTCAACGGATTCGCGTGTCTACGTGCGCGGTCACCCGTCGCGAACCAGTACGCGTTCCGTGCACAGGCACACTCGGGCGCCGGATCGAATCAGGCCATCGGCTCGTTCGCGCTGTCGGATAACACTGATATGTTCGTTACGTACGTCAACGGCGATTCGGCGGTTGCCCGTGACCTGATCGTGCAGCGAAATGTGATCGTCGTTGGACTCGTCGCGGCCAGCGGAGTCGTCACCGGTTCGAACATGCAACCCGGCGCGTGGGTTGCGCCGTCGTTTGGCACGAACGTCGGGGATGTCGGCTCACCCCACGCCGCGGCGGGTAGCCGAGTCGAACCGTTGATGCAGGTGGTACGCCTACGCGGTGAA